AAAACAAAAAACAAAAAACAAAAAACAAAAAACAAAAAACAAAAAACAAAAAACAAAAAACAAAAAACAAAAAACAAAAAACAAAAAACAAAAAACAAAAAACAAAAAACAAAAAACAAAAAACAAAAAACAAATTATTTCGTGAAAATAAATAAATTATAATATGCGAATAAATAAAGATCCTCCAAAAATGACCGTCATTAATGGAATTGAAATCGATTTCATTACGTACAAAGAAAACGAAATGAAACAAGCCATAATTAACAATGAGCCTCTCGAAAAATTCCTACACGTGATCATTGTCGTATCCAATTCGGGCCAATTCGCGCGCCGTTACATTTTAACGAAAGAATTCATCGACCGTATCGAACGCGAAGAAACGAATGTTCGTCTGTATGTCGTCGAACTCGCTTATGGCGACAAACCCTTCATCATTACCGACGCCCACAACGCGCGTCATCTGCAACTCAGGACAGAGGTCCCCCTTTGGCACAAAGAGAACATGATCAATATCGGTGTTGAAAAATTACTGCCTCCTACATGGAAAGCCTTTGCATGGATCGACGCGGATATTGATTTCGAGAGTCCAACATGGGCCCTTGATACGCTGCGCATATTGAATGGCAGTCGCGATATTGTCCAGTTATTTAGCCATAGTTTGGACATGGATCTGGCGGAACAGACGATGCGCGTATTCAACAGTTTCGCATTCCAATACACGAAAAAACAGCAATATGCGAATCAGGGCGTGAATTACTGGCATCCCGGGTATGCATGGGCAATCACACGCCGGGCTTATGAACGCATCGGCGGGCTCTATGACCTCGGCATTCTCGGGTCCAGTGATAATATCATGTCGCTCTGTTTGATCGACGCGGGTCTCAAAGGCATTCAAAAAGAATCGTCGGAGGATTACAAGGAGACCGTGTTGGAGTACCAGAAAAAGATGCGGTCACTGAGGTTGGGTTACACTCCCGGCGTGATTCGGCATCATTTTCACGGCAGCAAGAAGAACCGCAAATACAGCGAACGATGGCAAATCTTGATACATCATGGGTACTCTCCTACACGGGATCTTTGTCGAAATCGGGATGGATTGTTGGTGCCTACGGCGGCGTGCCCTGTGGGGATGTTGGAGGAGATTCGCGACTATTTTGTCGAGAGGAAGGAGGATGAAGGATTGGAATCAGTAATCAAATGAAGATTTGCCAGTGAAGATTTGAAATGACGCAACATGCTTCATTTCAAATATTTACTAAATGGTTTCATTTTTTCATTTTTTCATTTTTTCATTTTTTTATTTATTCTCGTTGTGCTATTCTTGATGTGTTTTTCTCGTTTTGTTTTTCTTGTTGCCTCCTGTTGGTTTTGGTGGTTTACTGTATAACATTTCTTCGATAATGTTTCCAGGACCATCTACTGATATTGCTTGCTGCATATTTAAATCATAACGCCTTCCAACGTCTTTTCTCAAAGTTACAAAGTTTATTAAATCTCTAGCACGATGGTGCAATCCAATCGCAATGTCTGAATAACATTTATCAAAAAATTGATCGAGGGTTTCTATATAACTGGTGTAATATGTGGAAACAACTCTATATTCCTCGTTACTAGGATCACCGAGAGGCCGCCTCTGATTATAATTATATTTTTCTTTACAATGTGTTTCCACCATCTCTGTTAAAAACGCCGCCAACGTATAATCTTGATTTCCCAGTAACACTCGCTCTATTATATAGAATGGTCCCTGTGCCCAATCTCTATGTCTTCCGTCACCATTCATTTCATCCGACATACACATTAGATAAGCAATAACACGATTGTTCAATAAATAATTTAAAATGTTACGAATATTTTCTTCAGCATCTTCCGTTACTATTTGGCTTGCAAATAATTTCATATATGAAATTTGATCACGAAATTCATTAAATTTTGGTGTCTTCAACATTTTTTCTATAGCACCTAGTCGTCGTGGGTTTGTTTCTCTTAATCTTTCAGTAAAATACTCATCTACATCGGATAAAAACGTCTCCGTATCCATAGCCATATCATTATTATCAAAATCTAGCCTTTCGCCTAATGCCACTAAATCCACACTCATCATATAATATTATGAATATTATATTTTGTTTTACTAAAAGTGCAATTAAAAAAATCAGAAAGAATAATGAAACGGTATATGGTCCCGTTTCACTTTGATGCATTCTGGATCCCTATCAAAATTCGAAATCCAGAATATATATTCATCTGTATTCGTAATATCCGATGCAACATTCACCGATTCATCGATTGTAAACCCCGTGCAAAACTCGATACTCTTTTTATTAAAACAAAAGAAGTTCGAATATTTCACCAGAACAAACCGATTCGTATCAAAATCATAATCTAATAAAACCAACATGTGATAATAATGCCGTGGCAATCGCTCTTCACTAAAATGAACAACGGCAATCCACGCATTATCCCTGTTGGAATAAACAAAACAGGAAGATCCGCGCACTCCACGAAAATACGGTGTCTTGTGCTCTATCGTTTGCACAATCCGCAATTTATTATTTTCATCTAGTTCTCCAATTTCAAACGGCGCCCATCGATAAATGAATTGCATATTCCGGATTTTTTGATATTTTCTCAAAATCGAATTTCTCAAAATCGAAACATCCGGCAATGGAATCCAATTCTTTTCGCAATACGTGTCTGTAGGCGGATCCAGCCGCCGCATATTTCGATATTCCCTGTTGGAAATATCGTACTCGCCCATCATGATTCTGATTTTATGGTCCGGTTGATAATTCCTGTTGGAAGCCACAAAATGAATTTTTGATTCATTATTATGAAAAAGACGAATGTCTTCCAGTCCGCAAATAGAATCACTGTAGGAAACCAATTGCGAATCCTCTTCCATATGAATATGAATCCAATCTTCCCTCTTGGGAATTTGATGCACATCATCGAGAACCACAAACATATTTTGCGTTTTCAAATTCCCATGTGGATCTTGAATACAATAGGCCCCATTATCGCAAATGGTATAATTGACAAACCGCGTATTCAAAACATGTTTGTATGTTTTTTCTTTACAATTCTCCAACAGGGAAATATGCGAGGTGGTTGACGGTGTATATCCCGGAATAATGGGATAGTCATATGCCGATGCCGATGCTGACGCATATGATGCCGATGCTGACGCATATGATGCCGATGCTGACGCATATGATGCCGATGAAATCAATGTACAACAGCACACATCCGGGCATATCTCCAACATGCGCTCATTATGATCCGCATCATACCATGTAGGAGACCACCCTTTTTCATATTCCAAGAATGCCCAGAAATTCACTTCCCATGTGATTCTGCCAGAGACGCGCAAAAAATTCACAAATTCGCGTTCATATAATTCATTCATTTCCAACAGGGCATTCTTCGTACCAATGTAAAACCCGCCACAGAATCTCCAACATATATGATTGCAAATTGCGTCCAGATGGATATGCTGGTTCGGCCAACATCCAGGAATAGCAATGAACTCCTCTTTCTGGAATTCGCGGTGCACCATATTTTGCAACAATCGGTCCGCATAGACGGTGTCTGTGGGATTGAATATATGATAGATATTGAAATCGATCCAGGCGTAATGGGTTATATTTTGTTTCTGCACATGCATATCGATTACTCTCCGTAGGAATTCGGGTTTGCAATGCATCAGTGCAATATATTCTTTGGTGTCTTTCGTTTCATTTCTTACATGGGGTAATTGGAGATTTTCGATGGATTCGATTTGTTTCCATATATCGGTTTCTTTCAAATCCAATGTTTCAAGATGTGTCGTCGTATTGCCGGTTTCATCGAGAACCTGTGTTAATTGAGGAACGAATTCGGGGCTGCAAAAAATGATCATTGGTAGATGATTCTTGGCCAACTGTGTGAAATGTCGGATACGCCATGCAACGCCTCGGTCATTGATTTCCGGTTTGTCCATGTATACATTCATGAAAGCCGACACGAATACAATATTTGTTTCTCGGTTTTTTTCAGAAAATTCAGACATAGATATTTCTATAGTTTATTTTCTATCTTTATCTATCTTTATTTATTTACATATTTTTACAAATAAAATTGATCGTGTTATTGGTTCTCCTTCTATCATCATCATCAACATACATCATACATCATACAGAAAACAATAACGATGGAATTCATACCATTCGACCAACTTCTTGCATTGACCGATCTTCGTATATTGCGCATATATCTACAATACATGTATCCTTCCAATCACTCTTACACCGCAGAACAGATCGAGCAACTCCGGCTGCATTATCTCAAATTGAATGGGACAGTCATTGACAAAGACTACGCAGAACGCCAAATTGGCATGGCAATCATCTTCATTATGGACGAACCTACATTTATCAAAGCAATATACAATGATCGATTACCGCAATTTATATGTGCAAATCAGTTTGATCCTGATTATTCCAATGCACCGCCGCAACGAATATCGTCCGATTTATATGACAAAAGAGAGGCTTTGCGATATTATCCGCGAGAACGATTCATCGAGCGCACTCTAAATGACGTTTCTTATGCAAATTATAAGACAAGAAAAGAGGCCATGTGCAAAATCATGGAAATGGAGATGGACGAGTTTCTTACAGGGTTGAATGCCGGGAAGTTGCCCGAATTCGTTCGTGCTGAATATGGCGATCCGGATTATTGTATATTGCGTCGTACACCACAGTTTTCCAACAGGGATGAGTTTGCATACTTCGTTCGTGACCGGCTTTCTACTATGTCTATCGATGATTTCGAAACACATATTTTACACCCTTGAAAAAAAAAATAACTTGACATAAGTATATAGATGAAGAAACTAATAGAATATTTGAATAGTCAAGATTTTCCACAGCATATCTACATGTGCACGAGTGTGTCGATCGAATTGTATCGCGTTCTCGTGTCGACTCTTCTCATTCTTTTTATTCCGCAAGATTGTGGCGGCGGACAAATGTGTACTCTGTTGCAAAATATGGTCTCGACGGATGATGTATATAGCACAGGAATTACGGTCAATTTCATTACCTTGGGAATTTTTTTGATTTTTTATGCAATTGAAATTAGTCGTGAAAAAAAACTGATCAAATATTTAGAAGTGAATCCGCAAATAGCGAGTGACAATGAAAGTTTGACGCTGATTTTCGATATTATTCCGATGGAATACAAGAATAAAATATACCGGCTCGATTATTATTATCAGAAAATAACCTATGTCTGCGTATTATTATTTATTGTGAATACCATCATCAGCGGTATTGTCATTTATCACTACAGTTTGGGGAATCAAACGACCACAACATTTATTACGAATGTTCTCTTTATGGCGACAAAAGTGTATGATTCCTATTCGATTGCCAACACGGACACCTCGATCTTTTATTCGGCATATATGCGCAATCATGTGCAGTTCAATGATATTGATCCCTGTTTGAAACGGCGACTGAGTACAGTCGGATCTGTGGATAATAACATGATTGAAATGATAGAGATGCAAGAAGCGATAGGTGTTCAAGGTGTTCAAAGAGAACATATCTACAAAAAAGTAGAACATGTGCTAGAGATTGAATCCGAATCAGACAATGATTTGAATGACTCGAATCAAGACATAAAAGATGTTTTATCTGAAATTGTAACTAAAATTGCAGATATAGAAAAAGAATTGGAATAATATAATAATATAATCCGCACAACATCTATTCCTCTTTACATTTCACATGCCGGCGTTCATATTTTATATTTATTATCTCCTAATAAATAAAAATAAATGCCGCCGACAAAATTTTTGATTTACGGTTCGAATGGCTGGATCGGCCAACAATTGATTTCCCTGTTGGACAGTCAATTCCCAGACATTCCATATATTTGCGGAGGTTCTCGACTGAATGATAAAAAAAGCTTGGCAGAAGAATTGGATTCCATCCAACCTACTCACGTCATTTCATTTACAGGGAGAACCCATGGCAAGATCCAACAGGAAAATGGCGAGTGGACAAACTACGGCACCATCGATTACTTGGAACAGCCAGGCAAAATAAAGGAAAATGTGCGCGATAATTTGTTCGGACCATTGGTTCTCGCCATTCTGTGCAAGAGTCGCAATATCCATTTCACCTATTTAGGAACTGGATGCATATTCGAATACGACGCCGAACACGCGTCTCCAGTAGAAAACGGATTCACTGAAGATTCACTGCCGAATTATTTCGGCTCCGGCTATTCCATCGTGAAAGGCTACACTGACGAATTGATGCATTTATACGACGACACGGTTCTCAATGTGCGCATTCGCATGCCCATTACTGCCGACAACTCCAACAGGAATTTCATCACGAAAATCACGACGTATGCCAAAATCTGTTCCGTGCCGAATTCGATGACGGTTCTCCTCGAATTGCTGCCACTGGTCGTGAAAATGGCGGTGCAAGGGGAGACGGGCACTATTAATTTGACGAATCCGGGCACCATTTCTCACAATGAAATCCTGGAAATGTACCGGGAAATTGTGGATCCCGCATTCACGTGGTCGAATTTCACGGCGGAAGAACAGGCGAAAATCTTGGCGGCAGGGCGATCGAATAATTTATTGGATACGGCGAAATTAACGGGCCTTTTTCCCGACGTATTGCCTATTCGCGATTCCGTTCGCAATATCCTGTTGGAAATGGCAATGAAAAAAGAATAGGGATTCTCTACTGTGTACAATATTTGTATTTTTTATAGAATATAAATATAACAACGAACGAAAAATGCATGACAAGAAATGGACAAAATGGAATGTCATAAAAGAAAAAATTGCGGAATGTTCTCAAACAGAGGATGTAAATGAATGGCAAATCCTCTTGAATGAAAAATCGAATGGAATGTGCATTTGTTATAATGCGACCACGTGCCGGATCTTGTATTTGGGTATATCTGGATGCAAGAAAATAGGAATTCCCAATATTGATCCGTCCCATAAAAATAGTTTGCTGATAGAATATTTGAGAACCCCTGTAGGAAAAGAAGCGATAAACAATGAATACTTGGATCTGAATATGGAAGCGGGATTTCATCGGTTTCTTTTAGAAAAACAGAAGGTTTTGCGTGAACATGTAATATTGCAGGAAGATCAATCGGATGATAATGATGACGTAAAAGAATTTTATGATGTTATTCATCCAATGGAGATATTTATAAACAATATTCGACATTTGATTGAGAACTTTGGATTTTATAGTGGGAAAATTTACTTGGAGAAATTTCGTCATCGTGATGAATCGGAAAAAGAATTTCGCGAAAAAGATATTCGTGAATCTGAAAAAGATATTTCAGAAAAAGAAACTTTGGAAAAAGAATTTCCAGAAAAAGAATTTCCAGAAAAAGAATTTCCAGAAAAAGAATTTCCAGAAAAAGAAACTTTGGAAAAACAAGAATTTCCAGAAAAAGAATTTCCAGAAAAAGAAACTTTGGAAAAACAAGAATTTCCAGAAAAAGAATTTCCAGAAAAAAAATTTCCAAAAAAAAAAACTTTGGAAAAACAAGAATTTCCAGAAAAAGAATTTCCAGAAAAAGAAATTTTGGAAAAACAAGAAAAAGAAATTTTGGAAAAACAAGAAAAAGAAATTTTGGAAAAACAAGAAAAAGAAATTTTGGAAAAAGAAGTTTTG